TGCAACAATAACGATAGAGGAACAAAGATAACCGAAGGCGGTACAAAGGCTGACAGCCAAGAACGAAATAGCTGCCTGTGTGATAGTTATCAGTTGTTTTCGCCTTTACTTGCCCTTTGTTTCTGCCAATGAATCAGATAACCGATTCCGGTGTGTGTAAATGCCCTCAGGCGCCAAAAACTTACCGGATTCGGTCGCTCGCTTAAGAAAGGTCACTGCTGTCCACTAGTATAAAATGAAATAGAAGCATTTATATACCATACATAATTGTTGGGTGGTGTTAAGAATGCACCCCCATGAGTAATAAATAAAAGACAAATACATAGCAGGTTAATGAATTTATTTAATACATTCCAAACAGATAAAGACATTGAAATGTTGTTGAACAAACAAGGACAACATTGTTACAACTTATTTTGACCGTTTACGTTTCACAGATTTCTTTGGTTTCACAGTATAATCAGTGCGCACTCGTTTTCCATTAAGTAAACCAATTTGATACATAAACTTCCTTCCTAGTGGATGCTGGCTTAAGTCAGAAGAGAATTTTTCTCTCAAATCTACTATCCAAAAGTTTAAATCATTATAAGGATCTTGCTTTTCCTCGTCTGTTTCCTCTGGAGGACATCTTGTAGCTGCAGATTTTAGATATCTATAAGCATCCTCAATTCCCTGAGGTGGTGGAGGCACAAATGCTAAATGCCAGTTTTCAAGTATTCTAGGATTCATTACATTTATATGTGCTAAAATATCTGGATCCAACTTTACTTTACAAAGCTGAAACACAAATTCTAACTCATACTCTTCTACGTGTCTATGGTACTGCTTAAATTCTGAAGCATTATACTGATATGTATTATCTAAGGTTTTATTTTCCTTCATTACTGAGATTGTAAAGTTTGTACCTCTGGTATTATCAAATACAGTAACAAACAATTCATTTTCCCAACAAATGCCATTATTGGTTCCTTGAGCTTTCCGCAACCAATACGGCTTATTAAACAATTGATTATCACTGGTATTAAGAGAACCACTAGGTGTTGGAAAATAAGCAAATGATGCTAACTTATTTTGAGGTGCACCATTGGGATGCAGAAAAAACTCTGCATTATTATCTGGAATAGCGTCGCCCATAGTTCCAGCTCTTGCCCATAAATGTCTGGCAAACATATGTTCTCGCTTTCCCCAAAAAAACACAGCATCTCCATATATATCACTGGTCATGCGTAAGAAGTCAGGCCATATACTAAAAGTGTCCACTAATTCTAATGGCACACCTGCTTTATCTTCTTGTAAACGGCTAAAATTAGCATGTCCAAATCCTATATCACCCATATCACCATCCTGAATAGGGCTATTAACTAATTGAATTGGCGGGCAACCGCCTTTATCTAGTTCATTGCAAGGTTTAGCCACATCCCAATATTCACCAGTTGGCGGAATACAGCCCACTATAAACATTTGAATTTGTTTAGGATCAAATGAACAATTCATTCGTTGGTCTGCTACCTCTTCGTTAGGGTATGTTGCTGGATTCTCTGTATCACCTACTTTGTTAAAGTAAGGATGGCCTGTAGTACCTATTCCTAAAGGTCCACCACGTTTAATTTCTACACCTGATAGTCTCCAAACTAAACGTTGTGTGTTAGGATCGTATACTTTCTGATCAACTAAAGCAAATCTATTTGGATCCGGTAGTCTGCACCGAAAAACTCTATATTGATTAGCAGAAACCTTCGGAACAGTAACATTACCCTGAGGATTTTCTTTCACATTAAAGTAGGGATGCCCAACTGTTAATAAACGATCACTGCTTGCATAGAAATAGACATCAGTAGGAGTTACATAGTCATCTGTTCTCAAAACTCGTGCCGTTGGCTTAGCAGGTGGCAGATACAATGGACCAGCACTGGGTAGCCATAAGGATGACATCTGTAAAATATTAAAACAGTTCTATTCGTCTGCGTTTCTTAGGAATTACAGCAGGATGTAAAATATAATCATCAAAAGCATCTATAATAACCGGAGGCCCAATAGGTATATCATTGGGTAAAATTATTATATTACTAGAGTCTGAGCCACTGGGGTAGGTTACAAATAATCCACCACCTAAATCATTAACAAACACTTTTATTGATGCTTCAGGGGCAAATGTTGGCATTATTAAACTGTCTCCTTCTTCAATAGTTGACTGTATAACTAACTGTGCATTATTAAAGCTTTCTGCATATTCATCCTCTAAAATATCATCATTGTGTATAACATCTGTTGCATTTATAGGGTCTATCACCGTTGTAGCTAGTATGTCGTCAACTATTGTTGCTGTTGCTGTGTTACTTTGTCCAGCTATAGTCTGCAATTCTATATCTTCTATTGGTGGTATTTCACTTATATCATAATAAAAGTGAATTGGTTGACCTATTGTTGTACCACTTCTAGTAGTTATTGTGCCCGTTTCAGCTAATCTACTAACTCTTACTATACCCTCTGATGTTTCTGTTAGTATAGGTCTGTGTAATCTAGTAACGTCTCTAAATGCATTGTCTGGTGCTGCTGCTACTTCTGCCAAGTCCCGCTCAAATTCGATGCTGACGTCAGCATCATAGGCGGCATTTTCAAATTCAAATTGAACTAGGCGGGAAGGTTGTGTGACAAATTCTGCTGAGCTCACAGGAACTTGTCTGACAAATCTATTATAAAGTTGCCTTGCCCTATTTATAGTTCTGTCCAATCGTTGACTAGGTGTGCTAGTGGTAGGAGGTTCTTCTATTTCAAATTCTGAATAATCAAGTCTTTCCAAAGGAATGCTTTCATATTCCCCTATAGTTTGTCCTGTTATAGAACTGTCTACAAATATATTAATGTCACTTGTGTTTGCAGGACTAGCTGTAAATACATTAAGAATCTGAGTGTCAGGAGCTGCAGGGTCATAAAAAACCTGTATAGGCTTTTCACCTATAGTATTAACATCTAGAACTGCAAAACTAGTCTCATTAGTTGTAACAGTAGTAGATTGAGTGACACCGCCAGTGGTAGCAGTAGAGTCAGTGATTGTATATAATTCTAATTCTTCCACCCCAACTCCTGGACCAGCATCAGGAGCTACAAAATCTAAATCAGGTGTTCCTTCTGCCAATGGTACAATAGCAGGCGTTTCTGCATCTACAGGAACAATGTCTGATGGGCCTAATACATCTACTGTTACAGATGGTCTTACAGGAGTTGATGTTATTGGTCTACCAGAACGTGATCCACCAGCTTCACCTAATGGTCTGTAACCCAATCTGCCCCCAGTACCTCTCCCAGATCCAATTCCCAAACCACCAAAGTAAACTAAACTGCCAAATACTTTTAATAAAATATCTGCAAGTGTGTTTTGCTCATATTTATTTTTTACATCAGGCATACAATCAGCTCCTAAAACACATTGCTTATACAGGTCTTCAGGGGAAGCTCTTTTACGTCTAATTTTTGACATTTTATAAACAATCTAAAGAGCCTAAACAATAATCAGTACCTTTCGGCAATGTTACATGATTTAAAAATGTTTCCCTTTGTTTACTATCTTTAAAAGCGACTAATATTCTAGCAGACTCATCATTCCCAACCCAATGAAAAGCTGTTGAAGCACTTATAAATGAATGGGCATGCTTTTGATGTAATCTATATCTGAAGCATTTTAAGGTATTAGCAGAACCTTTTAAGCAAATTAATGGCGGATCCCAAGCTTCTGCTTGCAATCTTCCAACTCGTGTAAGATTTTTTCTTTGAACCGTTCTAGATCCACTTCCCACTTCTTCAGGAGATGGGACACCACTGAGAATTCCTCTTCTTCGTCTTCTGGAGGGGGAACGTTCTCCTTGTTGTTCTCCTCCTCGTAGTCGAAATCCAGAGCTGGTCGAGGTGGGCGAGTGGCTGGTGGTGTCTTCGTCGGTTTCGATCCTCCGCTTTCGAGATGTGGGTGTTTTCGCTGGGGATGTGGTGTACGTGGTGGATCTATCAGTCTCGTCTGAAGGCCCGGGAATGGCCCTTGGGCCGGAACTGGTAACAGAGGTAAAAACAGTTTCATTTTTATATTTTATGGTCCATTTGCCTGAATGTCCATATCTCTCTGCATCAGGAAGAAATAAAGTAAAGTATACTAAGTCTCCAGTATTGTCTTTAAAAAACAAACCGTTTTCATCTACTTGTCCTGCAGCTTTATGCCAAGTAGAATTTTCATCTTCATAATATATATAATCCCAATTGGTATAAGGAAATCTGTTTTCAGGATCATTGCCAAAGTAAACAGTCACAGTATAAGGTTTCTTTTTGAAACAGTTTTTTGGTTTGGTATTTATTATTTCTGCACTACATTCTGACAATGTCCACTGTTCATGTGCAAATTCAGATTTAGAAAGACTTGTCAATAACAGCTTCAATTTTATTGCTTCTTTAGATTTGTATTCTAGTACGGGTAGTACCGGTAACGGTTGCATGCCCAATCGTGTAATACCTTCTTTTCTACAATAATAACCAATTATATTTTCTTTTCTTACAGAGTCCCAATACAATATATGATCAGTTAACAGCTTAGAGTCTTTTTCAATCAGTGCCAATTGAACTTCTTGCTCTGCAGCAAAACGCTCGGCCAGGCTCTCTTGAGTCTCCACTCTCACTGCACTCATCTTCAGATAGCTCTAAATGTCTTGCAAACTGTCTAAAAAACATTGCCCATGAATCATTGGTTATATTAAACATCGGATTACCAACATCATCTAAAGGCATTTTGTTTGGAAACTCAAAACATGTTAACCTACTATGTAAATACATTAAGGAAGGCTCTTTAGGTACAGGAACATTAGTTGTAATAAACATAGGAGGTAATTTTATCTGTTGTAAAGCTTTATGTTTTACATCTATAGACACACAATTACCATCAAAGGCGTTTCTCATATTACTATCTAAAAATGTCCAACAAGGATGTGTAGCATCATCTAAAAATCCTACCTTTCCCTCAACTAGAGGCATTAACCAAAAATGACTACTTTTATTCATAAAAGACACTACTCTGCCCTGCAAAAATTTAATTAACTTAAAACAAAACCAAGATTTTCCCGTGTCAGGAGGCCCATAGATTACAATACAAGTTTTTTTCGGAATACCTTTAAAGAATAATTTCAAAGCTATTAAGAATGATAATATATTTATATGTTGATATTTTAAAAATTTAATAATTATTTTCCATTCACTACCAGATTCAATGTTACCACAACATTTAAATATCCAATCAGCCATACTCATGTTTTTTAATTCTTGTTTTTTATAAAGCTTAACCATTTGTGAACAATCTCGCACATATTTAACTTGTTGATTACTTTGTAAAAATGCAGCTGCATTAGCATTTTCTTCAGCATACAAAGCATAATAATACGCAATTGCTGGCTCTTCCGTGTGATCATTATCATAAGCCCACTGAATCATTTCAGATAATTTAAAAGTTTCTGCTGATGCTAACTGATGGTCAACCATAGTTTGTGATGAGATCCATTGTGGATATGAACCATACTTAAACCCTATATTTGCTAGTGCCTTTTTTACAAAAAATAATGCAGCTGCAGTGCTCCTATTTTTTGGTGGTTCACATAACAATTGCATATCACTAATATTTAGCATAGATGTAAACAACTTTATCACCGTTTCTCTATTTTTAGTACTCTTAAATTCAAGAACATATAATCCTGAAAAATCAGACGGCACAATCTGAAAGTATTCACAGTGCTGCTGCAAAATTTGCTTTGAAGCTTCTATGAGCTCCTCTGCAACAGCAAAAATTACTACAATCCAGTTATGAGTACATGTTTTATCAGATTTAAAATTTCTGGTTAATTCACAAAATGATACATTATATTTTTCTTTAAATTTAGATAATAACGTTGCTCTTCTATTACTACTTTGCAATATACATATTTCTTCTATTGAGGCGGTAGTTTTCGCTACAGAATCTACCTGTGTAACAGTATTTTCAGTCTCATCTTCAGCTATTCCACTGTCCAAAAACAATCTCCTTTTCGACACTCTTTGTGGAGAAATGTGAACAGCTTCCAGCCTCGGACTCAAATCTGCAAATGAGCGATCCGGGCTAGCTATAAACTTTCGTTTTAGCTCTACTATAGTTCTGTCACATTCCTCTGTTACTTGAGTGTTGTAGAGTGCCAGGGAATTTCCCTGTTCCACAGGCTGCAAGTCATCAATTAGATTTGAAATATTAGATGCATCAGTATCTGTTTCAAACAGATCTGATAATGTATCCATACTCTCCACACATTCCGCCTCAGTTATTAAACACCATTCATTTAAATTTTCCAAAGAGTTTGACTGCTCAGTACCTTTAATGAGATCCCCCATGGCGGCTGTAATTTCTTGCACAAGTAGGACACAGAAACTGCAGTTCTCTGAAGAGAAGCACTTGAAGACTGCGTATAGCTTGTTCTGAAGCACGTACACAAACCCTTAATCTAACCTTACAAAAGTAGCAAAGCGTGTCAACTCTAAATAATTGCTCCTCCTCCGGTTCATCTTCTGGTGACAGAGATTCATTGCTTAATAAATTTGCAGGTAACACCAAAGATTCTAAAGTAATATCTTGAATTGTTGGATAATCACCCCTCATTATATTTACAATTTCTGCACTTTCCTCTCCAATAACAACGCACTAAATGAAAGCAATCTTTGTTATAGCAATGCTCCAGTTTTTCAATAAAATCTAATTTCCTCAAACAGTAAAGACAGCGAATCACAACATCATTTAAAGGCTTATGCAAAAAATCAGCAAGCAAATCGCTACGCACATTACATTGATAAAATCTTTCTCTTTCATGAGCGGCAGATAATTTCAAACATTGAGTACATGCAGCAAAACATACATTGTTTTTCCATATAAGAGCCAGCTGTTTACAGTGAAAAGAAGCAAGCTGAATAGAATCAATCCAGTGATGGCAAAACACGCATCTAAGCTGTAAATTAAAAAAAGAAATCCCATAATGTTTGCAATACTCCTCCAAATTTCTTGGTTTGGATTCCATCAGAATTAATACACTGAGGCTCACAGCAATTTATATATATCTCTCCCGGTCACAAATATAGCTAGTCAGATGATTGTTG